CCAGCTGGTCAAGCGGTACCAGGTTCGATTGCACGGTGAGGATGTCGCCGCCAGGCATGCTGGGCAGGTTCTCTTTGTGCCGACCCTCGTTTCGGGTCATGTAGCCGTTTTGGCCCATGGTGCTGAGGTAGGCAGCACGGCCGGCACTGTCAGCGCGCAGGAAGGCTTCCAGCGAAAACTCCGCGTAGTGCTTGATCCGATCCACTGCTGTCATGCAGCGCTTGTTGACGCACTGCTCGATCGGCGCGGTGTAGGTCATGATGCAGTAGGTGAGAAACGCGATCTGCTGCTGCTCAAGGCCGGTACCCCAGTTGCTGCCCTTGTCAGTCTTCATCACCATCCAGGGCGGTACGCCGAACCAACGGCAGATCTCCTCGATGCTATGCCCACGTGATTCGAGCAACTGCGCATCGGCTGGGTTGATGCCAATCGTCTCGGGCTTGACGCCCTGTTCGAACACTGGGCTTTTGCCCGCGTTGAGAGCCCCGGAAAGCGTGGCGACATACTCACGAAAATCCGCGCGCTGGACTGGATTAAGCGTCCTGTCCACCGAGAAACCTACCGTCGGCATCATTCCGTTCTTGAAGGTGGTATTGGCTGCATCGTCGGCCGACATGGCCGAGCCGAACACATCCGCACCGTAGCGAATCGCCGACAGACCCATCCGGCCATCCAGGGTGAAGGCCGGAATGTGGAGCATATCTTCCCGGGCTATCTCCCGGCGCGCGTCCTTGCGCGGCTGAAAGAAATAGCGCAGCCGACCATCGTCATCCGGCTCCGGGGTGACCCTTGACGGCATCAGGAAGTCCAGTGCGATGACCCGCCCGGCGGCCCGGTGAATCTCGCAGTAGGCATTGCCCCACAGCAGCATCGAAGCGACGACCGACTGCCAGAAATGGAACGCGGCCATGTCTTCGTTCGGGCTGTTGTGCACGACGTCGTACAGCGGGAAGTCCCGCGCCGTCTCGCGTCCACCGTCCGGCAGGCGCCGGTAGATGCTGAGCGGCAGGCCGGCCACCGAAGTGGAGATGATGCGCACGCAGGCCCAGACCGCCGACAGCCGCATGGCCTTGTCGACCGTGACCGACTTGCCGCTACTGGACTGGGCGCCGGAAAAGGCGCTCCAGAACCCGCCGTCCGACAATCGAATGCTCTTGCCCAGCCAACTGCTCATGCTTGCCGAGGGCTTGGCGGCTGCAGTGCCGAGCGCTTGAGAGAGGGTTTTAATCACTGCTCAGCCCTCGGCGAATGAACGCAGCAATGCTGAACAGACTGACCGAGCCCGCGAGCAGAGACCAGCCCGTACCCGCCAGCATCCAGACGCCCGCGCAGGCTAGGCCGAATCCGCACATCGCGCAGATGATGAAGTAGTGAAATGCGTTCATGCGATCAGTGGATCCCGAATGCCGGCCATGAAGTTTTCCATGCCGCCCGCCAGCCCTGTGAAATGCCATCGATCTTTTCGCGCGGAATCCCAACAGCTTCCAGGGCATCGAGAATCGCGCCGACGCCGGCTGGGTCCAGCCCGACCTTGTCAAGCAGGCCTGCTTGCTCAACCTGAGCCACCAACTGCGCCACCGCCTCAATGTCGTCGCCGATGCGTTCAACCAAGGTCAGGTGTCCATCCTTGGCAAAGTCGCGGATGCGCGGCGCTTCGGCTTTACGCCTCTCAAGTACTGATGGATGGGCCCAAGCGTGGGTCCAGGCCAGCCAGCGGCGTGTACCCTGCTCACGCCCAACTGCTGCCAGGCCAAGCAAGTCATCCAGCCCCCCGCCATCCACGCCGATATCAATCACTTCGCAGCGCTCGATAAGAATTTCCAGCGTGCGACATAGCTCGGACGTCTGTGCCTCCCAGAAATCGGCACCCGCCCAGCGATCCGAAAGCAACGCCAAGCCGATCTCGACATTGAGGTGCTTGGCCAAAAAGCCGCGGAACGACTCTTCTCCGTCGAGCTGGGCCTGTGCGTACCCACGCTCGATGAAGGGTTCGTCGACCGACAGCCCCAAGTTTGGGTTGGTGATGTACGCGTTAGAGAAGTCCCGGTGTTCGCCGGCGTCCAACATCGCTTTGGGGAACTCGTACAGCACCGGTAGGAACGACTTATCGACGATCTCCCCGTCGCGAACCTTGCGGGCGTACAACAGCTTCTGCCGAAAGACCCCGGCCGGCGGCGCATCGGACTGGGTGGTGGCCCAGATGATGAATCCCTCTGGCCGAGAGGCCAGGCCGCCGGTGGCCTCGCGCAGCATGGCCTCGGCGTTGGCCCGCTTGCCGAACACCCAGAGCTCGTCGACGAATACGCCGATTGCCTTCTTGCCTGAGACCGTCTCGCTGTCTGCCGCCACCACCTTGAGCGTGGCGTTGGTCTGACGGTGCGTCACGGTGCGCAGGTGATCCTGCACCTTGAGCAAGGCCTTGAGCTCTTCGTCAGCACCCACCATGTCCCTGATCGGGAGGTAGGAGTTATCCGCGATCTCCTTGGTCGGCGCCAAGATGATGAACTCACCCGACGCTCGCCAGTTGAGGATCAGTGCGGTGAGCATGATGCCTGCGGCGATGGTCGACTTGCCGTTCTTCTTGCTGATCAGCAACATGAACTCGCTGACCAGGCGCCGGCCCGAGTCTGGGTCGTAGGCGCCGAAGATCGCAGCCACAAACTGGTTGACCCAGTCACGTACGGTCTCGCACATCAATGGACTGCCGGTGGCGTCCACCATGCGCAGCGCGCCGAACACGTCCAGGGCTTCCTCGGCCTCGGTCGGGAACAGCGGCTCGAACGGAATCAGGCTCTGGCGGGCAACGATGCGCTGCTCCCAGTCTGGGCAAGCGGTTGACCACTCCATCATTTCACCGACTGCAGCGGGCCGCGGCGGGTGCCGAACTTGCCGGTAGCTGCCTTATCGGCGTTGGCCTGGGCCTGGTCCTTCTTGCCGCTCTCGCCTTTGCGCGGGTGAACGAAAGGCATCAGGGCCTTGGCGGCGTCTACGCGAAGCTTCGCTTCCGTGCCCATGTCGTTCATCACCGAGAGGAGGAAGTCCTTCGGGTCACGGTGGAGCAGCGCCTGGGCCAGGTCGAAGCCGGCAGGTTCCGGCTCTGCTTGTTCCTCGGATTCCGGTGCCCCTTCCGGGCCCGGCTCAGCATCTTTGGCAGCCTTGGCGGCGGGCCTGGCTTTAACATCCGGTTTAACATCGCCTTTAACATCTGGAGGCATCAGCCCGAGGGCGCGCAGCTTCATCAGTTCGGCCGCCACGTCCTTGTCCTTGACCAGTCGAGAGCCCGCCGCAGACGCTGTGCGCTCGGAGTAGCCAGCGGCCACAGCAGCGTCCCGATTGGACGCACCCTCCCTCAGCGCGGCGATGAAAGCGCGCTTGCGGGATGTTAAAGCCATTTAACAATAATCCTGTGGGGGAAAAAAATCTGTGCGTGGGGTCGGGAGCGGTCTAGCTATATGAGAATCCCTAGCTTTTGACCCCCCTACCCCTTTGTGGCACGTTACTGGTGTGCTTAGGGAAAGATCCCGCACCTATTTGGTGCGCCGCGCGGTCAACCCACTATGCCTACGGCCTCTTCGGCTTGTTTGACCGTGTCGTGGCAGGACTTGCAGAGCGGTTGCCAGTTGTCCTGGTTCCAGAACAGATCGCGATCACCCCGGTGCGGCACGACATGGTCAACAACGCCGGCGGCGGTCGTTCGCCCGATCTTCGCGCAGTAGGCGCAGAGCGGGTGTTCTTCGAGATATCGCTCCCTCGCCTTCTGCCACTTGTAGTTGTACCCGCGCTGCGAGCTGGTCATTCCACTACGCCAACTGCTGGGGTCTACTAGCTTGACCCTAGTGTTTTCGGCTTCCTGTAGGCGGGGGCTGATCGTCTTGAGCCTGGCCATCAACGCACCTCGACCACGATGCCGCGCTCTATCCAGCGCGTGACGCGACCAAGGTGAGGATCACGCCCGGTGAGGTGACACGCCAGCAGCACGCCAGCCAAGTAGTACTTCAACCACCAGCGGTGGCGGCAGACGATCGTTGCGTAAACCTTGGCCATGGCCGATGTTCCTTATCTCTTGTACCAAGTCAGCTGGTAGCACCGTGCATCAGGCGGTAACTCAGCAATGGGCCAGCGCAGGCAGTCCATGTGCTTGCGCTCTGGCCTGGTGCGACTCACCCTCAGCGTCTGCACCAGGTAGGCAGAACCAGCAGCAGTGGTTATGTAGTCACCAACCGCGATGCCGTCGGCGCCGTCCACGTAAAGCTTGCAGGGTGTATACGGCGCTCGTGTCCTAGCCACCTCTCACCCCTCTCGGCGCATACCAATTTGGCTGACGATATCGGTGGCGCGCTCGCGAACCTCAAGCGTTTGGCCATCGAACGTATGGACGATGGCGCAGATGCCGTGCCATTGAGAGCTGGCGCTGGCCTCGCTTACACGAGCGATAGCAGCAGGCGCCAGGTAGTGATTGTTGCCGTTGGTGCTGGTCAGCTTGATCACGGTCGTTCCTCGCTCTGCACTCGATTGAGGGCTTCGTCAGCCTTGTCGGCGGCCTGGGTAGCGGTAGTCGCTGCCTTCGACGCCTTTGCGGCGGCGCTTCCAGTCTGCCTGGCTAGTTCATCCAGGCGCTGGTCTCGCTGCAGACTGGCTTCGTCATAGGCTGCGCGGATCTCGGCGACCTGCTCCAGATAACTGCGGGCAAGAGCCCATTGAGCGAGCTGGTAGCCGCCGAACCCGCCACCCACCACGAGCAACAGGGCGATTACCCAAACCTCGATGCGACGCCACCAGCGGCGGGCAATGAATTCAATTGCGCATCTGTCCATCACGACATACCTCCGAGCTTGGTGCGCAAGCGGGCAATCTCTTCGCTTTGCAGCGAGACGCGCTCAGTGAGCTGGCCGACCTGGCTGGTCAGAGCCTCGATCTTCCCTTCCATGCGCCCAACGGTGGCGGCAAGGTCGTTGCGCTCCTTGGCGAACTGGTCAGCCCGGGCCTCGGCGAGCTTGCGGGCCTCGCGCTCCGAGTCGAGCAGTTCGTTCAGGCGGCGCACCGTGCCGATATCGGCGTTATCCATCGCTCGATCTGCCGCATCTTTAGATAGGAATTTGCGCAGCCAAAGGAAGCCGCCCAGCAGGACGGTTCCCGTACCACCCAGCCAGGTGGCTGTGCCTGGGCCGAGGTCGGTCGGGTCCATCAATTTCTCCTGAAGGGAACGAGCTGCGACGAACGTCGAGGCCGATAATTCTATTGTGTCGTACAAGCGCGACTTGATGTCACACTACAAGATCGATGTTTCTGTCCTACCAGGAGTGCCACAGTGCCCAGGTCTCGAAGCCACTATGAAACAACGCTGCGCCTCTATCAGGCGGAAGCAGAGATGGCATACATCCTCGATGTGTTTGGAGATCATCTAGCAAAGACGCACCTATTGCCGCCAGACCTATACGGCATGCCGGCAGTGAATTACTACCTAATGCAGAAGCACAACTGGACCAAATCGCAGCTTGAGCAAATGAGCTCTGAAGAGAAGCGATTTGCATTGAGTGCCGAGCTAACCGACTACAGACTCCCGCCTGAAGCTCAATTCGACACCTGAAGTGAGATGAACTCCCAGGACAGGCGCCGAACCCTAATGAAAGGCAAAAAAAAGCCCGCGCTAGGCGGGCAAGGGAGGGTCTGTAAATTAGATCTGGTGGCTGTAGAACAGCGAGTATGACTCGATGCCGTCGTTCGGTTGCTTGATGCCAGCGTTGGAATAGTGGATCGCTCGGATACCGACCTTTTGCGTTTCGCCAATCTTCAGGCCTGCACCAATGCGGTCCTCGAAGTTGAAAGCCGAGCCGAACTCCTGATCCCCTGCAGAGGTGCCCGAAAACACTGCGAGCCCAATCCCCGCTTCGATGAAAGGCTTGATATTACCGCTGCCAAATTCATAAACGAACACAGGGGCGAAGGACAGCGAGTGAGCTCCACCAGAAGCGTCTCCAGCTTCCCAATAGGTGTAGCCAGCATCCCAGTAGCCGGTCAAGCGGCCCGTACTGCTCTCAAACCAGCTCTTGTCCCAGTTGAAGCCCACAGCTGCGCGAGCGGTCAAGCCGCCCTGACTAGTTGCACCGATTGCGCCAGATAGATCAGCAGCCTGTGTACCGGTGGCCAATAGGGAGAACACCGCAGCAGCGATGATTTTTTTCATGATCACGGAATCCTGATGGTTTTCTTAGCAAGCTATCAGAATCATAGTGCTATCAATTCGTTCCGTGCACTCTGAAAAATGAGGCATCTACCAAAGTTTGTGTTTTCGGGACTCGTGAGGCCCTCTGAAGGCAATAAAAAACCCGGCGCGATGGCCGGGCTTTGCAGCGCCATTCCTCAGCAACGCGCAGGAATGACAGGATGGGGATAATTTCTCTCACTCTCTCACTGATGTCAACAGGCAATTATGCGGCGTCTTTGATCAGCAGCCCTTCTGCTTCAAGAATCGCTCGGACCTCGCGCAAAGAGTCGTTGATCATGCCATCCAGCTTTTCCTTGATTCCGGCACGCCAGCGGTAGCGCGTTGGCTCCGACGTGGCATCGAGGTCCCAGGTGTTCATGTCGTAGAAGCTGTCAGGCAGAATTACCAGATCCTCGGCCAGAGCCTCTGCCTTTTTGCGTTCCGCCTGGCCAGCGGCCAATGCAGCGTTGACCAAGTTCTCGCGGCGCCATTCAGGCGCATCCAGCGGAATATCAACCGCAACCGAGCGAGGCCCCTTGCGACGCGCACCTTTGAGCTTTGGGATGGCCCAGGTGGTCACGGCCTTGTAGATGAACAGCTGAGGCGCAGGGCTGGCAATCAGAGGCGCAATGGCCGTGATACCCTGTAGCCGCTTCGCCTTGTTGGTGGCGTACTTCGCATTCAGTGCGCTCCAGTGACGAGGAACGAGCAGGTGATGCAGGCGCGCAGCCAGCCAATAATCCACCTGGGCCCGATCGAAGCCACCTGAACTCCCTCCCAACGAAGCCAGGCAGCCACCCTCTTCTTCTGCCGACTTGTAGAGCTTCTGCCATGCCTGGCCTTTCGCAGCGCCTTTCTCCCCTGCCGCCAGAGCGGCAACTACTGCACCCGATACGCTGTTGTAGATCATGTCCTTCTCCTCAATCCCCGGTGTAGTTGGTGCCGCCGGCGCCGCGGCGGTTATTCGTTTCGTATTGCGCAGACGGCCCTTGAGTGCGCGGTGGTCGCTGGCGATCAACCTGTTGCTCCAGCTCATGCACTCGCAGGCCCAGCTGCGTGACAAGCTCTTCCAGCGGCAGCGGCTCGCCAGTGACAGCCGACAGCCAGCCCGAGGCGTTGCAGCGGCAACATGGCAACTCATAGAAGACGCCCTTAATCACTGCCCTTCCGTTGCAGTCTGGGCACCTGGTCAGGATGACCCGCTCCTTGCGCAGCGCTGGGCCGTGACTCTTCATCAGCCGACCACCTTGAAGCCTTGAGTACGCAATGACTTTTCGGCTACCTCATGGGCCCACTGCCCATCGGGGTCACCGATGATCAGCGCGAAAGGATTCTTGACACACATCGAACTCCGAGAGGCTTCCCACCCCTTATGGAATGACTCCCAATCAGCCTGGGCCAGCGGGTCGATGTAGTTATTGCCCTTGGGGGGCTCGCGGCGATGATCGCGGGCGTTTGTGCGCTCGAACTCGGCGCGGATTGCGTCGATATTCGTCATTTCGAATCCTCGCTAGTAATAAATTCGGGATGGCGGCTACAGGCCTTGCCCGCTGCCGCCTGCGCCTGGATCTGTGGGATTTCGGATAAGGCCTCTGTAAGGCCGTGTATGCGCCCAAATCCGATGCCGTCTAACCAGGCATGCCACGTCTCAAGGGCTGCCCTGCGCTGCGCCATGGCCTGGGTGTGGATGTAGGTGCTGGCGATCTTGCCCAGTGAATGGTTGAGCAGCATCTCGCCGATATGTCCATCAATGCCGAGGTCGGTCCAGGTGCTGCGCGATACCTTGCGCAAGTCGTGGCTGGTCCACTCGCCTTGGCCCAGCTCGGTAAACACTGCGCTGGCCTGGCCTTCGCTCAAGCACACGCCGCGCCGGTTCGGGAACAGGTAAACGCCTTCGTACCCATTGGCCTGCTGGATATCCCGGTAGCGCGTCAGCAGAGCGCATAGCTGGGCGGTCAGCGGGAGGCGGTGTTCGGTCCGGGTCTTGGCGTTCGCCGCAGGGATGAACCATTCACCGGCCGTTACCGAAACCTCGCTCCACCGTGCCATACGGGTCTCGCCGATCCGGGTGCCATGCGCCAGCATCATCAGGGCCAGCATCACTTTCTCGGGCGCGTCATCAAAGGCATGTACCAGCTGCTGCATGACCTCAGGCAGCTGCACGGCTCGCAGTCGGGAGGCCTTGGGCATGATCTTGGCCTTGGTGAAGTCGCTGAAGCGCATGCCGGCCATGGGATCGGCCACGACCAGCCCGAGGCGCTTTGCCTGCTTGAATGCGGTCAGCAGCAACGCGAACATCTGGCGCAGGTACGACAGCGACACCTCGGCCTGAGACGGCCACATCAGCTGCTTGTCCAGGGTGTCGGCGGTCACATCAGCTATGGCCAAGCCGTCCAAGCGCGGCTTCAGGTGCTGCGCAATCGCCGATCGTGCACCCGCTTTGCGCTTAGCGGACAGCGCCCGGTCTCGGCCCATGCGGTCACCATACCAATCGAGCAGCTGCCCCACTGTAGCCATGCCCGACGCGACTGGTGCGGTGGCCGGGTCGCGAAGCAGACGCTGGCGCAGTGCGGGCAGCTCAGCGATTACGGCCGCAGCGCCCAGATCAGGCCAGCGTGCTACCGGCACCCACTGCTTGCCGCGGACCAGGTGCCAGGTGCCCCTAGATCGATCTGACCAGAAGCGCAGGTACAAGCCCGGGTAACGCGGATCGCGCAGGTCGCGCACGGCCAGGTCGGCGGCCTGTCGGCGCACCTCAGTTTCCGTGAATTTGATGGACCGCGTTGCGCTCATGCTGCCACCGTCGCAGGCTGCAGGAGGTAGGCACGTATCGCTTCTACGGCATCAAGGCGGCCCCGGCACACAATCGCCAAGTAGCCCTGCTCGGTCAGAGCCTCAATATAAGCGTGCTGACTGGGAGAGATGTCAGCATCGAACGGCGGCAAAGCTTTGAATTCGATATACAGTCCGAACCAGCCACCGCGGGCCATCGGGAGCACAAGATCAGGCACTCCCGCTTTGACTCCTTGGGCTTTGAGCTTGCCGGCCACCGCCTTCACTCGGTGCCCCCCGTTCGGAACGTGATAGATCAGTTTGAACACCTGCGGGTAACGCAGCTGCAGCTCCTGCATCAGCGCTGCCTGCTCCTGCCCTTCCCTGTCGACGGGCTTGGCGCGTGGCTTGCGCGGCTTGAACGTGCGCATGGCCAATGCAGTCATGCGACCAATACCCCCTCGCTGATGAGCTGCGCCTGGGTTCGCATCACGCCCTCGGCGTGGTATTGGCGAGCGGTTATACGGTCAATCACGTGGCTTCGACCGTCGCATGCGTCATGGCAAGCGCTGCAGCACCATGCGCCCTGCATGTCGTGCGGCTTTTTACCGACGCCACAGGTACCCGCCAGGCGGTAG